GAAACTGGCGTGTGGTTCAGAACCTACCTATGTGCCTCAACTGGTGCGATCTCATAATTTCTGGAGAGCATCAAAACTAATGATGCAACACTTAGGCTATGTCCGTGATGAAGACAAGAAATCTAAGCACGAAAGATACATGACCCTGGATGCAGGTGAGTTTCATAACATAAATCACATTCAATCTATAGCCGACCCTAACCCTGTACTAATGAACTGGAATAAATAAAATGGAAACTTTAACCGAAAAGCAAACTATCATCAAGGTAACAGAACTACTAGAAAAAAAGAATAGGTTTGCATTCGTGACCTATACAAGATCTTCTTTGTTCACAGCTATTGGAGAACTAAAGGGTGATAAGAAACCACCAAAAAACTTTACCAATGCTATTCTTTCTGGGTTAACAAGCTCTGATCCTATGTTTATTAAAGCATCTCAAAAAGATTTTCTAGAAACATTTGAAGATAAACTTAATAGAGTTGGTCTTAGTAATCAAAAGTTTGCAGATGCAGCCTTCTTGGAAAATTACATTAATAACAACGAAGAAGTATTTAAGATATTCATGTCTCACTACCTTAAGCACACAAAAACTTTAGTGATTAGCTTTCAGTACAAGAGTCTTATATCAAAGTACTTCTCTAAGGACTCCGCTTTTATTCACGTTCCTTATAATGATTTTTACGAAAAGATAGATAGTGTTATGTCTCAGATATCTGAATTTAGTAATGAGTATGATTTCTGTGTATTGGATTGTCCAATGTTCAGCTCTGCTATTGCTCCTAAGATATGGGAAACAACAAAGATGTCTATACTGGACTTAGGAAAGTCTTTGACAGTAGCAAGAGCCGTAGCTAAAGCTAAGGTATAAGGATCATGCCCAAGAGTAGTTGGGATGAGATAAAAGACGATGATGAGTTCTTGACGGATCTTTTGTTTGATACAAGTCTATCTTTAAATCAGATAGCAAAAGAAATGTCAATAACAATTCACGAGCTTAACAAAAAGATTAATCACCTTGGCTTATCCTGGATTAAAGAACATCACAAAAAGATGTCTAGAGGCCAAGCTGCATTAACAGCTATAATGGCAAAACTTTTACCAGGTGAAAAAGTAGTAAATGAATTCCATATAGGCGAAAAGCTAAGACTGGATGTATACTGCGAGAAGTATGCTATAGCAGCAGAGTATCATGGCAGACAGCATTTCTATTATACTCAAAGATTCTTTGATTCAAAATATGACTTTGAAGAAGCACAAAAAAGAGACGAGATAAAAGCAAAGCTATGCAAGGAGCAAGGAATTGCCCTAATAGTATTTCGCTATAACGACATGCTTACTGAGGAATCAGTGTATAATAGAATGCTAGATGCCATAAGAAATTCTGAGCATGTTAAAAAAGAAACATTTAAAAAATCTGCTAAAGAGAACCCTGCCTACATAGCAGCAAAAAAAAAGAATTCAGAAAATAAAAAATCCTATTATAGGAAAGTGAAAGAGTCAAAGAAAAATGGCAATTGAAGAAGTCCAGCAAGAACAAGATTCTGTCAAGCCAGAGTATCCAATTGAGTATCAGATATTTGCTCTATCCCTAAGACAAAAGGGAGCTATAGAGTTATTTGATTCAGCTCTTCCAGAAGATATAGTAGGAACTATCCATGGCCAAAGTGGTATCAATGAATTTTATAGAGCAGTACTTGGCTATTATCATACAACAAAATTAGATGTAGTTGATCCTATATCTTTTAGGGTATGGCTTGAGTCAGAGAGTGATATATATTCAGCTCTTGGTGGAGCTTCAGGCGTAGAAACAATGATGGACATCTATGCAACTATAGATCTGTCTACACCTGAATCAGTAATCAAAATAGTAAAACACAAAGCTAACAAAAGAAAACAGCTAGATGCTTTGCAGGAACTGCAGATGCTACTAACTCAAAAAGGTGAGAAGTCTGACAAAGACATAACTCGCATTACTCAGATTACTTCTGATATTAAAGATTTAGAAAATGATTTAAATTACAATCCACTAGACAATGTCACTACAGCAAATGACATATCACGTAGAGCTGAAGCACTGTTAGAGATACCAAACTTTCTTCCTACGCAATACAAGGCATTGAATAGAGCCATGGGATATACAGACAATGGTGGATTCTTTAAAGGCGCAGTTCACGCAATCATTGCTGCATCAGGTAAGGGTAAGAGTACATTTGCAAAGTGTCTAGTCAATCACTGGGCAGACACCGGATATAGGGTTCTCTATGTAAACTTTGAAGAAGCAATTTCCCACTGGGAAAGAGTCTTGATGACCCAGATAATTGGGAAGAATGTATACGCAGAGTCAAGAGACTGGACTCAAGAGGAGAAGGCTAAGAACATCGGCATCTTTAAGGATAAGCTTGATGAGTGGGGTGACAGATTCATGGTAAGACATGATCCAGACACTCCCTATTTTGAAGACTTAGAAAGATGGCTCAGAGACATCATGGGAAATGCGGATCGCATTCCAGATGTAATTGTTATAGATACTATCCAGTCTATGTTTACAAAGGGCGGTAAAGGCAAGCCTCGTTGGGGCGAGTTTGAAGAGATGATGGTTCGCCTAGAGAAGCTGGCTAGAGACATGAACTGCGTACTTATTATTACAGCTCAAGAAAACTCAAATAGAATGAAAGAAAAAAGAGAAGTTGTTCAGCAATCTGACACTGGTGGATCTTTAGCTATCCAACAAAAGTGTGCAGTGACTATATTTATAACTGAGAAAAAGTTAATTAGTGGAGATGATTCTGAAGATGACAACATCATGCAGCTTCAGATACCAAAGAATAGAATTACTGGATCAACTTTTGTATACGATTCACCTCTTGTTAGATACGTCGACCATAAGAAGACTTATGAAGACTATGAACCCATAACTAAAGAGTCGTATAACAAACCGTCAGATGATGAAGAGATTGATTATATGATAAAATCTATGAACGTCGTATAAAGGAACCTATGATAAAAATAAATATTGATCAGATAAAAGATTTTCAAACCTGTGAGAGACTGTACGACTTTAGGCATGTACAGAAGCTTCCAGAAACTATAGGCGGAAGAGATCTTATGAGTTTAAGATTTGAGAATACTTTAAAGAGTGTTGTTCACTTCTTCTTCTATAAGAAGCAGGCTGGCATCGTACCCTCTTATGCTTCGCTATTGAATAGGTGGGAGAAGCTATGGTTTCCAAAAGGCACAACTGCGTACGACATAACCCATGAGCAGCACGAAAGCTTTTATGGAAATAGTGCAAGCTTAACTACAAAAGCAGCAGCTAGTCTTTTGGCTTTAGTTGAAAACTTTTCTAGTCCAGACATTATACCTATGGGAATTTCTAGTGAGTACATAGCACCTATAGTTGGAAAAGTATACATAGAAGATTCTTTTGATTTAATATATTCTCAAAAAGGAAAAGTCTATGTGATTAAGTGGGCCTTTAATCATAAGATGAAGAATGAATTTAGACATGTTGCAGAGATGGCAGTAATGTATAAAGGCTTTTATCACAAGTATGGTAGCAAGATCAATGATGCAAAGTTTGGATACTATGATTTGTTAAGCACTAAATCAAATTTCTTTGAATATGAAATAGAGTCAGAAGACATGTTAGCGCTATCTTATTGGTGCACTTCTCTAGAAAATGAAACAGTATTTCCTTCTCGAAGAGGCACGATTACTTACTGTAAGTCATGTCCTTTTGATAAGCCATGCTCTAAGTGGGACAAATGGGAAAAGAAAGAAAGTTTAAATAATGAAAAATAATAATATATTAGATGAAATATTATCTGAAAATAGAAAATGTGAATTAGATAGAACACAAAAAACCACATTTTTAGAACAATGGTTATTACCAATGCATGCGGTTAAAACTAATAAACCTTATGGGGTATTAATTCCCCAAAGGTATAATTCATCAAATGATGGTATGTTCGAACCAAACCTATGGAGTCCCGATGTTAGTGAGTGGAATGATGACCATTGGTTTACATTTAATAAAATTAAACATGTATGGGGACTAAAAAAACATTTTAATCATGAGAAAATTTCAACTGAGATTTTTGAAAAAGTAAGATATTATATTGATGAATTTAAAATTAATGAGTTAGGGTTAAATAATTTAAAATTACTAATTAATAAAACCGCAAAATTTACTGAAAGTAAAACTATTACGGGTGATTCATTAAATGTGTTGTATTGTGTTCCTAATATAATCACTAACAGTTTAACAAACATTCTTATAAAAAGAATAGAGAACATATATAAAGAAGATAATAACATTATAATCTATGTCTGTAATTTAGGTGATGACGGTATTAATAATAACAAACTTAAACATAGAATAATTAATGTTATA